AGAAATGTCTTGTGGATTCACTAGTAGTGGCAAGCAATGTAATGAATGCCCTTTATACGCTAAATGGGAAAAGATAAAAAAATCAGCATATGATGTCAAAATAACAGTAAGTTTAGAAAATCATAAAAATTATCTTATGAATTTTGAATCAAGTATAACTTATGATTATAAAAAAGCTGAAAATAAACTGCATGATTTGATGAAAAGTAATTTAAATGATAAACATTTTTTTATTTATAAAATGTTTTTTATAGATAATCTAACAGACGATCAAATTGCTAAAATTTTACATTTCAAAACAAATGAAAAAGGCAGAAAAGCTGGTTATAAACAAATAAAAAATTTAAAAAAAATGTTATATATCAAAGCGCAGAATTTGCTAAAAGATAATGATATATTCTCTTCTTAATATGTTAACTGACGAAAATAAAGCATTTATACTAAGAAAAATAAATGAAGGAACGCAAGATTATGTTGTTCTAGCTAATCTTGTTTTCAATAAAGAAGATCTTACGGGAAGATCTAAAGAAGCGAAAGCTGTAAGAGATTTTTTGATAACAACTGGTTTTACAAAAAAACAAGAAAAACCTAAGCCAGTTCAAACAGTAGAAATACTATCGAAAGAAAATTGTGAATTTATTGATCAAAATATAAAAACAGGAATTACTCCTCGCCAAGTAACAGAATTGATATTTCATGAAAAATTTATTGGATTAGAAAATATAAATATATTCATCACTCCTGAATACAGAGCGATTCAAAAATATATTAAAGAAAAATATCCTGATTATCTTGTAGATAATGAATCTGGAGTTGGAGACAAATATTCTGTGCCACGTTCAATTAAGACTGTAATCAATAAGGTTAATAAATGGGCTGGACAAAACATTTCTGAAGAAAAGTTATCGTTGCAGCATAGAAAATGTATGGAAAAATTATTAACTTATTTATCAAGTCCAAGATTTGTCGGTAATTACGATTCTTATAATAGTTCTACAGACAAAGAGTTGTTTGAAGCTGAGTTTGTTCGTTCAGTATGGGATAAGCCTGATTTAACAGTTGATGAAATTAATTTATATATTAATGTTTGTATGGATTATATTAATCTGCGCCAAATTGATATTAAAAAGAATAAGATCAATGATATGTTTAATGAAACTCAAGATCAAAAAGATTTTACTATGCGTTTAACTGAAGTGTTAAAAACGATTTCAGAAGAATATAATCAATGTGCTGGCAGAATAGATAAGAGCATTCAAAAATTGAATGGCGAACGATCTAAGAGGGTAGAACAGCATCATCAAAAAAATGCTTCTATTTTAAATCTTGTAGAACTGTTTCAAGACGAACAAGAGCGTAAAATGATGATTCAAATCGCTGACATGCAAAAGCGCACAATCAAGGAAGAAGCTGACCGTTTAGAAAACATGTCTGCATGGAAAGCTAGAATTTTAGGTATTTCAAAAGACGACGCAATTTAATATGTACTTCGATCAACCATTCAATAACGACAAATATATAGCAAATACTTTTTTAAAATTAAAAGAAAAATATAATATTTTAAACGCAGTCGAAACTGGAACTTTTGAAGGAGGAACTACTGCGTTTTTATCCGAAAATTTTAATACAGTATATTCAATTGAATCAAATTATGATTTTATAAATAAAGCCGCAGCTTATTTAAAAAATAAAAATTTAAATCCCACTCTTATTCACGGTAAAAGTGAAAATATTTTACCAGCAATATTAAATAAATTAACTGGCAATACAATTTTTTATTTAGATGCCCATTGGTATGAGCATTGTCCTTTGCTTAATGAGTTAAATTTGATTAAAGAATATAATTTAAAACCGATTATTGCTATTCATGATTTTTATGTTCCTGGTGCTTCAACGCTAGGTTATGATACTTGGAATAATCAAATATTAAATATCGATTGGATAAAAGATTCGTTAAATAAAATATATGATAATAACTATAGTTATTTTTATAATAATGACTTGTATTCTGAAGGAGCTAAACGTGGAATTATTTACATAACGCCTAATAATTAAATATGCAATGTAAAATCTGTAATGAAATTTTTAATAATGATAAATCTTTTCACGCTCATTTAAAAAAACATAATATATATCAAGCAGAGTATTATTGTAAATATTATCCTAGATACTCGTTGTATTATAGGCAGCAAATACCATTTAAAAATAAAAAACAATATTTTGAAACAGAATTTATTGATTATAGCGAATTTCTTAAATGGGAGAAGTCGGAAAACGAGGAAACTGTTAAGATTAAATGTTTAGACATTCTAAAGAAGAGAATAGATGAAAAACAATATCATTTTGCGCCATTTCATAATGAATTGATAACTTTAGATATGCCTAGTTTGAATATTTATAAGAAACATTTTAATTCTTATACTTCAGCTTGTAAGTTATTGAATATTGAACCTTTATTTAATAAAAATTTACCAGAAGCTTTTAAGAATACCAATGTTTCGCATTTGCCAATTCTAGTGGATACTAGAGAGCAAGATCCTTTAGAATTTCCTAAATCAAAGGTGGAAAAAATCTTTGTTGGAGATTATCTAATAGCAGATAGAAAATATTTTACTAATACATTTGTAGATAGAAAAAGCGAATCTGACTTTTTAGGAACGATGGCTTCAGGCATTGAGCGATTCGAAAGAGAATTGATCAAAGCTGTTGAACTTGATTGTTATTTATTTGTGGTTGTAGAAAGTAATATCAATACAATTCTTTTTAATCAAAAGAAGTATAATAGAAAAACAAATTTAGAATACGTTTTTCATAATATGCGTAACTTATGTCATAAATATCCAAGACATATACAATTTATATTTACAGGCAGTAGAAATAAATCTTTAGATATTATACCTAAATTGTTGTATCATGGTAAGTCACTGTGGCAGGTAGATATTCAATATTTTTTAGATCATGTGGGAAACGGGCAACCAAGCACAAAGGAAATCGCAGCTCATTTCCAATGAGGAGTTAGCGAAGATTCCTGGTTATTTAGAAGAGCGAGAAGCGAAGTTATTGTTTTATCAATTTCTTCGCAACAATACTACTTTCGCTACAGATCTAATAACTGGCGTAAAATTATTTCCTTTTCAACACATGGCTATCAAAGGCATGTTGGAAAGTGATTATTTTTTAGGAGTATGGTCGCGTGGTATGAGTAAATCTTATACCACTGGTATTTATGCTGTGCTTGATGCAATATTAAATCAGGGGGTTGAGACTGGTATATTGTCACGCTCGTTTCGTCAGTCAAAAATGATCTTCAAAAAGATAGAAGATATTGCCGCAAAACCAGAAGCATATTTTTTAAAGCAATGTATCACAAAAATATCTAAGTCTAATGACGAATGGGTTATGGAGATTGGTAAAAGCCGCATTCGTGCATTACCATTAGGTGATGGTGAAAAACTGCGTGGATTTCGCTTTCATCGTATTATTATTGACGAGTTTTTATTGATGCCTGAACGTATTTATAATGAAGTTATTGTACCATTCTTATCTGTGGTACAAAATCCAACTCAGCGAGAAGAGTTGTATAACTTAGAAACACAATTGATTGCTAAAGGAGAAATGACTGAGAACGATAGATATATATGGCCTAATAATAAATTGATTGCATTGTCTTCTGCGTCTTTTAAATTTGAATATTTATATAAGTTATATGAGCAATATGATAACTTAATATTTAATCCTAAAAACAATGAAAAAACAAAGCGTTGCATCATGCAGTTTTCTTACGATTGCGCTCCAGTTCAACTGTATGATCAGAATCTAATCAATCAAGCTAAAGCAACAATGAGTGAGTCGCAATTCTTGCGAGAATTTGGCGCACAATTTAGTGATGATAGTTCTGGATATTTTAAAATTTCTAAAATGGCTTTGTGTACAGTGCCAGATGGTGAATTACCTGCTGTTGAAGTCGTTGGAAATCCAGAAGATGAATATGTATTAGCGGTTGACCCTTCTTGGTCAGAAACTGAATCGTCGGACGATTTCGCTATTCAAGTATTAAAGATTAACAGAGAAAAACAAATCAATACATTAGTACATTCTTATGCTCTTTCAGGATCTGCACTAAAAGATCATATTAAATATTTCTTATATCTATTGCAAAATTTTAATGTAGTAGGAATTTGTATGGACTATAACGGTGGTGTTCAGTTTATGAATTCTTGCAATGAAAGCGAACTATTTAAAGACGCTAAGATTAGTTTGAAATCAATAACAACAGAATTTGAGCGTCCAGAAGAGTATGCTCAGAATCTTTATGCTGCAAAAAGTGAATATAATAAATCAGATTATAAATATGTATTCTTGAGAAAGCCAACTTCTGGTTGGATACGTTTGGCTAACGAGTTGCTGCAAGCAAACTTTGATCATCGTCGCACATATTTCGCGAGCAGAGCTATTGATGACAACTTCAGAAGCCAAACTAAAAAACATATTGGCATTAGTGATCTCAAATTCTCTAACGCTTTAGATAGTGAAAAAGAAAATGAAGAAGCTAAGATGATTGACTTTGTAGAACATTTGTCAGACATGATCATGCTTACAAAAACAGAATGCGCTCTTATACAAATAACAACTTCTGCGCAAGGTATGCAAAATTTCGATCTTCCAGCTAATCTTAAACGTAAATCTGGTCCAGATAAGCCTAGAAAAGATAGTTATTCAGCATTAGTATTAGGTAATTGGCTTTGTAAGATATATTTCGATATGGGTAATACTCAGGTTGATGATATTACAGAAACTTTTGAGCCTATGTTTATAGCTTAAAGTTAAAAAGTCACTTTCAAAGTTACAATGTGTAACTATTATTAACATGAGTCGCAAATATAATAAAAGATCAGATTATTGGAGTAAGTTTTCAAAGGCAGATGAGAATCAATCAGCACCTTTGGACGCTTTATTAAAGGATTACTCAGAGCCTTCGCTTGTTGGCGACCCGTTTTACGAGCAAAGCACAGCTTCCACATACGAAAGAACTGGAACTGGCGAAACAACTAATCTTCGTAGAAATCTAGCTTATATAGGACCAAAAATATATAAATACGGTAACATTAGAGAAGGTATGTTGCCATTTGAAATGTCTATTAACGGATACAATATCCGCGATGCTATCGAATTATGTCAGAAAGCTTATGCCAACGTAGCTATTTTCAGAAATGCAGTTGATATCATGTCTGAATTTGCTAATGCCGAAATTTATTTAGAAGGTGGAAGTCAAAAAGCTAAAGACTTCTTCACCAAGTGGATGAAGTATACAAGAATGTGGAATGTAAAAGATCAATACTTTCGCGAATACTATCGTAGTGGTAACGTATTCTTTTATAAGATCAACGCTAAGTTTGAAATCGATGACTTTCAAAAGCTTTTGGAAACATACGCTTCGTATGATGGATCTTCGTATAATACAGATATTAAATTGTATAACTATCCAACACCATACGATGTAAAGAACTTAGTTCCTGTTCAATATATACTACTCAATCCATTTTATCTAACAACAAATCACACTAGCTCTTGGCATCAAGTTGTTTATCAGAAAATACTTTCTGAATATGAATTAGAAAGACTAAGATCACCAAAAAACGAACACGATAAAACTGTTTTTGAAAGTCTAGACGACGAAACAAAAGAAAAAATTAGATTAGGGCAATGGGCTAGAGATGGTTTGAAGATTCAATTGAATCCTACTGATATTATTTATTCTTTTTATAAGAAACAAGACTATGAACCATTTGCCGTACCATTTGGTTTCGCGGTTCTTGATGATATCAATTTTAAAATGGAAATGAAAAAGATTGATCAAGCTATTTGCCGCACAATTGAGAATGTAATCTTGTTGATAACTATGGGAACTGAGCCAGCTAAAGGCGGCATCAACCATAAAAACATAAAAGCCATGCAAAGTCTTTTAAGCAATCAATCTGTTGGTCGTGTTTTGGTTGCTGACTATACAACAAAAGCTGAATTCATTATTCCTGACATGAATAAAGTTTTGGGATATGAAAAATACAAAGTAGTCAACGAAGA